GAGTAAGAGAATCATTCAAGTCATCAGTGTAGGATTTGGCGTCAGAAACAACAGAAGAAACTTTATTATCTATTTCCTGACTGGTATAAGTGCTGACTAATTCTTTCCAATAGTACGTGCCAGTCGCGTCGTCATAGGAATATTGATAAATGTATTGGTTATTACCATCTGTTAAGAAGAACTTTTGCCCTAAAACTGGATCAGCAGGGTAACCAGCTGTAGGGTCGCCAGAGTATGAATCAGGTTGTCCCAAACCATTGATAATCGTATTAATTGCCGTGACTTGTTTTTGTACACCGCTAACTGCATTATCAGCAATACTAACCATTGCGCTAGTCAACGTCTGTTTTTGGCCAAACGTATATTCAACGTATTGTTTAGTAATGTCATCCCAAATAGTTTGTGTGACTTCTGCTGTACCACTAATTGCCAGCGGTTCATAGTTCGTTGGGACAATATCGCCTAATTCGATTGGTTGCTCGTTCGTTCCTTGATATTCAAGTGACTTCGATAAATCAATAGCCGTTACTGTCATATTGGCAGTTGGCTTTCCAACTTCGTTATCAGATAAATATTTTTGCGCCAATGCTTTTAATTGGGCGTCGGAATAAGCGTATTTACCTTGTTTCTCATCAGCACTAGCGTCAGACGCATAGAACTGGTCAGAGAAATCAACGGGCAACGTGATTGGATAAGGATATTGATTGGCATAACTACCCGCTTGAATATAATCACTACCAGATAAGACGTGAATAATATCAACACTACTATCACCAGATGGTTGAGAAACTGTCGCATATGGAATGATGGAATTATAAATCGTAGATATATCAGATTCTTGTTCAATCGTTTGAATATTTCGTCCATAAGACAGAATACCGTTAACAGTTTTTCCCATCCTCTGTAAAAGACTGATATGGTAATTATCAAATTTATATTCACCACCCCAGACATCAAGAATGGATCCTGTTGTACCAGCTAAAGCGTCACTAGCATGCTGAAAATCAGCCAGTGTGAAGGCAGTAGAATTTTGAGTAGCAATGTCGGAATCAACCACAAAAGGTGTATTAATAGCTAAATTATTCTTCCAAACAGTTAAAGCGCCAGTTGCGTCTTGGCTATTGATAGTGACTGTTGGCTGTTTTAAAGAAATATCTTTAGTCAGACTCAAACCAACTTGTTCGGCATAAACATAAATTCCAGTCGGAATAGAAACACTTGATCCGCTTGACGTTTGCAAAGATTGACTGCCATCATTAAATCGCTGAACTTTTTTGATAATAAAAAGCTGGTTCTTCAATGAAGTACCAGCGTCAGCTTTGATTAAACGATTCTCAAGCAATTCCTTAGATAACAGACTATCGTTTGGATAAAGCATTTCTAAATAAAATTCGCCATTAACGGAATTCGTGACTTGTATGCCAACAGCATCAGATAGAAAACCAAGTCCACCACCGACCGCTTGTGAAACAGCTGTTCCGGACTCATATAAAACTGCCATTAAATCACCTCCTTCCAGTTAGGAACTAGTTGTACAGACCAACCGCTTGTCCAAGATAATGTGTTCAATCCTGACTTTAAGATTGGAAATACTTCGCTAGTCATCGTTGAATAAGCTGGTTGACCATTCAAATCCATTACAGTTTGTTTTTCAATATCGATAACCAGCCCGCCATTCACATTTTGAAAGCCCATACCGATACCATTGATCGTTAAGGATCCGTTTCCAGAACCTGTAATTGTATAAATAGGCGAAGCCGAGTAAGCAGTTGGATTCGTTAGCGAAGCACTGGCAGCTATTTGTGTTTGACCAGACTTGAGAAATTTATAGGGGTAAAGAAGAAACGGAACAGTAAAATTTCCAGATAAAGCATTAGTCTTTATTATGTCAAAACCAGACTGAATCATAGCCCTGAAAAAATAATCAGGGAATAAATCAAGTTCCAATTGTGACCAGCTATTAGTTGAAAAAAGCCAATTAGTAATTGCATTAATGTAATCTGTAATTGACTTTGTATCAGACATTTTCCGCAAAAATACTAGATCAAAATTTTGTGAAACGGGTTTTAATCTTTCGTTGTCAATTGTGACATATCCATCTCTTCCAGGTATTTCAATTTGAGTGAGGTCTCTTTCCGGCTTGGAAAAAGTAATAGCGTCTGCTAAAAAAAACACATTAAAGTTATCAGAACTAATACCGTTCCAAGTCATAATTCTTTCAGTCATTTAAAGCCCCCTCGATGTCTGCAAATTAATTTGTCCGAGTGCTTGATTAATTTTTCGATAATTAACACTGGTTTTTTGTTCGCTATTTTTCTTTGTTTCCCCCAATATTGCTTCAAGCAAATTAGTAACCAATCCTGTCAATTGATTATTTTGGCTAAGCAATGACTCCATTTTGGAATTATCTGTCGCAGATATTGAACCATTACCAGACATTTGACTAGCTTGATTCAACAAATCTCTGGCACGAGATGGATTATCAGTTGGGACAACGAATTCTGGCCGATTATTTTCGGAAATTTCATATAAACCATGAGTCGAAATTAAGCCACCATTGGCATAACCATGACCTTGGCCTAAGTAACTAAGTGATGAGCCATAACGGTTTTTGGCATAAGCCAAAGCGGCTAACAAGTTGTCATATCCGTTAAAAATATTCTTATGGCCAGCAAAAGCATAGGCATTAAAGGTTGTTGGAATAACCTGCATCAAACCTTTGGCAAGATTTCCGGAAATCGTGTTAATGTCCGTGTAACCATGTTGAGTAACCGTTGGATTACCACCAGATTCGGTTTGAATCTGGCGTAAGACTTTGCTGACCATTGAAGCACTTGTTGACAAGCCGTTAGCTTTCAAAGCCCGTTTAACATCGGCAGTCCAACGAGTAATGCTGGTGCCAGAAGGATTAGATGATTCATCATCGTGTTTGGATTTCAATGATTCGAACAATTTTTTGATCGGATCGGAAATTCCATTAACCAAGCCTTTACCCAAGGCTGGCGTAATCGAACTAACCAAAGCGGAAGCGCCACCTAGTGTGCTGCTCATGGCTTTCGTCATGACTTTTCCAACAGCACTCAACGGATCTTTGATAAAGGTCGTTAAAGCATCCCATTTGTCTTTAAACCAGCTTCCGACTGCTGACAGCCAATTTCCAGTACCAGAAGCAAAGTGGCTAACCAGCCCGCCAAACATGGACTTTGACGCTTCATAAGGAACAACCGTTTCGCCACCTTCAAAGTTAACGAGCTGGTTCTTTCCCTTTAGAATATGCACATTCTGCTGTTTATCAATAATGGCTTCTTGACCAGCACCATCATTGACCATGGCCAAACCTTTTGGCGCACCGTTTTGTGTGCCTTTGGCAAACTTAGGAATTAAACCAATGGCATGTTTTTTACCACCGAAGTCATGGATAACACTATCGATTGCACCAATTCCGTCATTAATAATGCCAATCACGCCATTAATAGCGTCTTTAACAATGCCTTTAATATCTTTCCAAAGACCAGACCAAATATTTTTGACATCTTTACCCAAGTTCTTCCAGTTGCCTGTAAACACATCTTTAAAGAGCTTAAAGACATTGGAAATTAGGTCTGTATAAAGCTTGAACTGATCGTGAACATATTTAAAAGCGCTATGGCCAGCGTCTCTGAATGGTTGAGTAATCCCATTCCAAATTTTGGAAAAGGTTTTGCCAAAAGAGCTTAGTCCAGATGAAATATCATGGAACATGTCGGAAAACCATTTGATAACATTTTTAGCTAAATCAGCAGCGGCCTTGATAATACCGTTGACAAAAGCACGGAACTTAGCATTGTGCTTGTACAAAATAACAAAGCCAGCTACTAATGCAGCTATGGCTGTAATCGCAATACCAAATGGATTAGTAAATAGAAATTTAACAGCGCTTCCTAATAAAGTAAGTGATCTGACACCATCTGCACTTTTCTTAACAAACATCCCCATAGTTCCACTGATTGTTCTTCCGAGAAGCCCAATCGTGCCATTAAATAATTTGGCGGTTTTATTGGCAATAATAAAGCTGCTAATAAAACCAGCAACTAATTTCGGGTGTTTAGCAATTTCCGATCCAACCACTTTAAGCACAGGCAACAAATCTTTGAGGACTTGAAGAAAAATTTTAAAGCTTGTTGATGACCCCTGTTTAACAGCTGTAAAAAACTGTTTGATATCTCCTGCGTGTTTGGCAATATTATCAGAAAGACTGGTAATTCCCTTTGCCAATCCATTCATTAAACCGTTTAAAGCGCTAGGAACAGATTTGATATTGAATGCTTTAGCAAAGGCTTTAGTAATCGTACTAATGCCCTTTTCTGCAGAGTTGCCAACCTTTGAAAACTCTGTATCAACTTTTTTATCAGATACCCATTTAGAAATAGCGCCATAAATAGGGTTTTCTGCCGTCATTAATGGTTTTTCAATATCACCAATTAGGGCTGGAACACGGGCTTTAATCGTTCGTGACATACCAACCATGGTTGCAAGCATATTGGAAGCGGCTTTGTCGTACTTACCAGAGCCCAGCTGATTAAAAACATTTTCAATATCTTGAGCAGATATCTTGCCTTGTTTAGCCATTGTGGTTAAGTCGGCAGTTGTAATATTTGAGCTATGGTGTACATCGTTTTCGTACTTAGCCAAGTTTTCACGAAACATCGGGAAGTATTGGCTAATTTGATTTAACATCCCAGCGTTGGCTTTACCACGAGATAAGCCATTAACCATATCTTGCGTGACTGATTGTATTTGTTGACTATTCAAGCCAACGGCATCAGCCATATTCAGCATTGACTTAGTCATTTCATCTGATTCAGTTTTGCTAGAATGCAAGTGATAAAATCCTTGCTCAAGCTCATTGACCGTATCTGTAGCCTGACCTGTTTTAACTGATAAATCATTAATCGTCTTGACCATGGCAGAAGCAGAGCCACTTGAGCCTGTCAAAGTAAGCCAGACAGCACCCATTTTTTGCTGGTCTTGTTCATATTCCAAGCCTGTGTCAATGGCATCTCGAATATGGTTGGTAATAGCTTGAAAGGCATTAGTAATACCAGAAGCGACTAAATGTGCTCCAACAATCGTGGAAAATAAATGGGACGCTTTTTCTGTTTTGTCTGAAACAGTAGTTAATTTACTAGAAATGCCATCTAACAAATTATTGTTAGAACGTTTATCAGATTGCTCTCGCAAATCCTTCATTTCGCTGGTAGCATGAGCTATTTTAGTAGCCGTTTCATTGACACGAATAGTCTGCTTACGAATGGCTTCGGAATTATCTCCTTCGGCTGATTTTAGCTTGTTTAACTCGTCTACTTGCTTGCTATATAAATCTTTTAACTTACCTGATTGATCGGTTAAACCACTAATTTTAGCCTTCGTAGCACCGGCTGTGTCACCCTCTGCCTTCAAACGCTCAACAAAAGAGTTGGTCACTGATTCAGACTGCTTAATCTCGTCATTGAGTTTGGCAATACCAGACTGTTGATAGTCCAGCGATTGTTTGGCTTTGTCTTGTTGACTAGTTAGAGAAACAAGCTTTGACTGTGCACGATCATATTGGGTCTGTAAATTCTGATATTCTTTAGAATTTTTGGAAGTGGTTTGAGCTTCCTGATCCATTGCGGTTTTTAAAGCGCTTAAAACATCTTGCTGCTTTTTAACAGCGCCGGATAAGCCGTCATAGCGTGTTTCAGCAGCTTTTAATGAATCACCTGACTGCTTTAAGATTGCTTCATTGGCTTTCCATGCAGCCGTATTTGACGCTATTTCAGACCGTAAAGATTTGATAGATTGAACCGCTGAAGCAGTATCTAAAGTTACTTTATTGGCTGCATCTCTACTAATATCTGCCATTACTTGCTCCTTTCTCAATGATTAAATGATTTGAACAGTTCCAAAGGATCAACCACACGTTCTTTCTTTTCTTTGGCATTTAAAACAGTGATTAATTCAAAATAATCAGTTTCATAAAATTCATCTAATGACCAATGAAGATTTGTCAGTGCGTTTTTGGCAAACAAATCAAAATCTTCAAGTTCATTGGTCATTTCATACACCCGTTGTTTGGGTGTCGTTATTTTTTTGCTGATGATTTGGTTTCTGGGACACTATCCGCTTGACCATTGTTCTGCATTTTGACAATCAAATATCCGAGCATTTCCATTGTGTGACCAAAGTCTAAGTCTTCAAACGCTTCAGCTTGATCATCATTCAAGCCGAGAATATCAACAAAAAAGGCTTTCTCTGTATCAAAAAAAGCCATTGTGTCTTTGGATATTTGAAGCAAATCTTTGCCTTTGGTATCGTCAATTTTGCTGGCAGCCAATTGCAAGTTAATTGCTCGGCGCATGTTACGGTTGGTCGTTTTAATTTCAAACGGTTCTTCCTGAAATTCTTTAAATGTGATTTTCATTTCTTCTCCTTTAATTGAGCATGAAAAAAAGATGCTCTTAACGGCTACCCAACGGAGAATGGTTGCATAGCCTTTAAGAACACCCTTTCGGATATTCCAATATTTAATTAGCCTGCTGATTGAGCAGCTGCAGCATAGCCTTGAAACACATCAGCCAACATAATATCTTGTGTGAAGCCTGTTTCGTTTGAATACCAAAGCTTACCAGGATTATTATTCCAGTCGGGATTGTCCAATGGTGAATAAGTCAAGTTGTCATCATTCCGTGTATCCGTTGTCGTATCAGTCCCGTTATTAAAGTCGGGATTGATAATCTCGCCTTGACGGAATCCGAAATAAACCTGTCCATCTTCTGCAAGGGCATCTGTTGTAATCAACATGGCGACTTTTGGCTTGTCGCCTTGTGTATAGCCACCTTTACCATCAGATACTTGACCCAAAATCTTCATCAAAATATCATGCGGCAAAGCATTAAAATCCAAAGCAACTGAAGAATCGCCTTTTGTGTGCTGTAAATCAACAACGCGGTTGTTGCCGTACACCTTGGTTGAAGCCGCTTCAAGACCAGTAATGTTAGCTGTCTTAGCACTGAATACGCCAGAGTCAACAGCATAAACAC